AGTGATCCGCATATTACGCTTGCTTTTATGTCTTGATTTTTTGCTTAATGATATTGATATTTGAACCGACCCCATTTGCTAGGTCAAAAAGTCTAGCGAACGGGGTCGGTTTTTTTTACAAAGATAAACTCATATATTCACTCTTCTCATGAACCTGACTATTTATGATATCATGAGTATATTTCTGTATATGGGTGCTTTTTTTTGCTATAATTTTCATTTATATTCTCACATCTCAACTTCTCGGTTATACGCCTCAGCACCCTCGACATACAGCGTTCTCATTTCTTCAAACGAGTCGCTTGGGGATAGGATAACGCCGTCTTTGCCGAACTTATTGAAATAGTATTTGACTTGGATAGGCGGGGAGATGAACTCGTTGACAGCGTTGTGCTTGGGCCTTTCATTGCCTTTCAGTATGGGGCGCTGATAGAGTATTTTGCCGAACATTTCAACGCCTTTTTCGGTGAGGTACACTTTGGAGATATCGCTCTCATCACTGCCAAAACGTGGGTCGCTGAGTAGGTGCTTCACGGACTTGACGTGACCCTCTTTCAGCCGTTCGTATTCGGTGACGGAGGAGTATTCCTTTTGGCTGAGCTTTTCTGCGATGCTTAGTCCGCTCAATCTGCTTATGCGATAGCTGTCGGCTTTGAACTCTTTGCCTGCGCTTTTTTCGTCGGACAGGCAGACAAGATAATTATACATCTTATATTCGTCGCTGACGATACGGTATGGGATAAGCCTTATGCGGCGCTTTTCACGGCTGTACATATTAGAATATGCGTAAATGAAGCTGTAATATCTGCTGCCGTTTTGTTTGATGACTTCATTTATTTTTATGATATTGTCGGCGAAAAGGAGCCTTTCACGTTCGCAATCTGACAGCAGGGCATAGTCCTCATACACGGCTTTCAGAAATCTTCTTAGGGTCGAGCTGTACACCTTGTTTTCATAATAAAGGTCATCACTGCTCAGTGTATCGTAAAGGTCACGGCATATGCTGAGCCTTACTCGCACTGCATTTTCGGTCTTGGTCTTTTCGTATTTTGCAGAGAGCTTTGAGATAAGATAGTTTTTTATTATCTCCTTGCTTTTATCATCAAGGCCGTCATTGATCTCCTCGATCTGCCATTTTACGAATGCGTTCAGAAGTGGGATACCAATATATTTATAGTTATCGTTACTTTTGTATTTTAATGATGCGATATATGCTGAATCAAATATACTTGTGAGAAATGAGGACATTGATACGCTTCCGTTAGGGGAAAGGCTTGTTTCAAATATGGACTTGTCCTTGACAATGACGGCATATGCAGAGGGGGAGAGTGGTATGGATTGTACCTCTGCGATATATGGTACGCCGTCCTCACGCTTGGGCAGGAATGTGCTTTGGGTCATGCTCATTTTTATCACCTCTTGTATCCATTATATCACAAATGTACTTTTTGTCAATATCATAGAAAATTATTTTGCTGAAATTGTGATATAAATGCCGTAAAAACGTGATAAATGTGCAAAAACATAGACAAAAAAGTTTTTGAAAATTACACTTTTGTTGACGATGATAAGGTGGTATAATGTATACAGAACAAAGGACAGGAGGTGATAAAAATGGGAAAGACGATCCTTACGGCTATCATTGTAGCTGTACTTGACTGCGCTATCGCAGCTGTCAAGGAGATTGGGGAATGAGATGAAATAACAACAGACAGGAGGTGATAAAAATGCTTTATATAAAATAGCCACTTTCTATTGACATTTGTGTCTGAAAATGGTATAATATACACATTAAAGCAAAGCGTCGATAAAATAAGTTTGGTGTTTTATCACAGAATATCATTGATTATTTTGTCAACTTTGACCTACTACACTGGTGCAAATTTGCACTAGTCTAAAACTTTGTGTTCGATGTAACAGGATTGCGATACCTACTACACTGGTGCGAATTTGCGCTAGTCTAAAACGTCTTTGTACTTAATATTCTCGTCCATAAGCTACTACACTGGTGCGAATTTGCACTAGTCTAAAACGAGCAGTGAACCCTTGCGAAAAATGATGCTCTACTACACTAGTGCGAATTTGCACTAGTCTAAAACGAAACACCTGTGTTAGGCGTGTCAGGAACTCTACTACATTGGTGCGAATTTGCACCAACTGGCAAAGCCTAACATCAAAAACAACAAATAAAAAATCCCTTAACGCTCAATGCGCTAAGGGATAACTAATATAAGGAGTGATATTTATGGCAAAAAAGAATAAAATGAAGCCTAGAGAGCTGCGTGAGGCTCAGAAAAAAGCCAGACAGCTCAAAGCGGCTGAGATAAATAATAACGCTGCTCCTGCGATCGCTGCCATGCCTGCTGCAGAGGTCATTGCACCTGCGGCAGAGAAGAAAAAATCCTCCGTAAAGGCGGCAGGAATGAAGTCTATTCTTGTCAGCGAAAATAAAATGTACATAACCTCTTTCGGCAAGGGCAATTCTGCTGTGCTTGAATATGAGGTGGATAAGGTGGATAATAATAACTACAACAAAACTCAGCTTTCTTCAAAGGACAACAGCAATATCGAGCTTGGTGATGTAAACGAGGTAAACATCACTTTTTCAAGCAAGCGTGGCAATGAGGGCGGAGTGGAGATAAATACTTCAAACCCTACTCACAGAAGCGGTGAAAGCTCGCCTGTAAGATGGGATATGCTGGGGCTTAAATCGGAGCTTGAAAAGCGCTTTTTCGGCAAAACTTTTGATGATAATATACATATCCAGCTTATTTACAACATTCTGGATATAGAAAAGATACTTGCGGTGTATGTAACGAATATCGTTTATGCGCTGAATAATATGCTTGGTATAAAGAAGTCTGAAAGTTATGATGATTTTATGGGGTATCTTTCTGCAAGAAATACTTATGAAGTTTTTACTCACCCTGATAAAAGCAATCTTTCCGATAAGGCAAAGGGTAATATCAAGAAAAGCTTTAGCACGTTCAATGACCTGCTGAAAACTAAGCGTCTTGGCTATTTCGGTCTTGAAGAGCCAAAGACAAAGGATACAAGAGTTTCGCAAGCTTACAAAAAGCGTGTTTATCATATGCTTGCAATTGTGGGGCAGATAAGGCAGAGTGTTTTCCATGATAAGTCAAGTAAGCTTGATGAAGACCTTTACAGCTTTATTGACATTATTGATTCCGAATACAGAGAAACCCTCGACTATCTTGTAGATGAGAGATTTGATTCTATAAATAAGGGCTTTATCCAGGGCAACAAGGTCAATATCAGCTTGCTTATTGATATGATGAAAGGCTATGAGACTGATGATATCATACGCCTTTATTACGATTTCATTGTGCTTAAATCTCAGAAAAATCTCGGTTTTTCTATCAAAAAGCTTCGTGAGAAAATGCTGGACGAATACGGCTTCAGATTTAAGGACAAGCAATATGACTCTGTGCGCTCAAAGATGTACAAGCTTATGGATTTTCTGCTTTTCTGCAACTACTACAGAAATGACGTTGTCGCAGGCGAAGCTCTTGTGCGCAAACTGCGTTTTTCAATGACCGATGATGAAAAAGAGGGGACATATGCTGATGAAGCGGAAAAGCTTTGGGGCAAATTCAGAAATGATTTTGAAAATATCGCCGGCCACATGAACGGTGACGCTATCAAGGAGCTTGGCAAGGCTGACATGGATTTTGATGAGAAAATTCTTGACAGTGAAAAGAAGAATGCGTCTGACCTTTTGTATTTCTCCAAAATGATATATATGCTCACATATTTTCTTGACGGCAAGGAGATAAACGATCTTCTTACAACGCTTATCAGCAAGTTTGATAACATCAAGGAGTTTTTGAAGATAATGAAAAGCTCTGCTGTTGATGTTGAGTGTGAGCTTACGGCTGGCTACAAGCTGTTCAATGACAGTCAAAGGATAACCAACGAGCTTTTTATCGTAAAGAACATTGCTTCCATGAGAAAGCCTGCGGCTTCAGCGAAGCTTACGATGTTCCGTGACGCACTGACTATACTCGGTATAGACGACAATATCACGGACGATAGGATAAGCGAGATCTTAAAACTTAAAGAAAAAGGCAAGGGCATACATGGTCTGAGAAATTTCATAACAAACAATGTTATCGAGTCCTCTCGGTTTGTATACCTTATCAAGTATGCGAACGCTCAGAAGATAAGAGAAGTGGCTAAGAATGAGAAAGTTGTCATGTTTGTTCTTGGGGGTATCCCTGACACGCAGATAGAGCGTTATTACAAGAGTTGTGTGGAATTTCCTGACATGAACAGTTCTTTGGAAGCAAAGCGCAGTGAGCTTGCGAGAATGATAAAGAACATCAGCTTTGATGATTTCAAAAATGTGAAACAGCAGGCAAAGGGCAGAGAAAACGTGGCTAAGGAGAGGGCAAAGGCTGTTATCGGGCTTTATCTTACGGTCATGTATCTGCTGGTGAAAAATCTTGTAAATGTCAATGCAAGGTATGTTATTGCGATACACTGCCTTGAACGTGATTTTGGGCTGTATAAGGAGATAATTCCTGAGTTGGCTTCAAAGAACTTGAAAAATGACTACAGGATACTTTCACAGACGCTTTGTGAACTTTGTGATGATCGTGATGAGTCGCCGAATTTGTTCTTGAAAAAGAACAAGCGGCTGCGCAAGTGCGTTGAAGTTGATATCAATAATGCAGACAGCAGCATGACAAGAAAATACCGCAACTGTATTGCTCATCTTACTGTAGTTCGTGAACTGAAAGAATACATAGGAGATATTCGTACAGTGGATTCTTACTTCTCCATTTATCATTATGTTATGCAGCGCTGTATCACGAAAAGGGAAGATGACACAAAGCAAGAAGATAAAATAAAGTATGAGGACGATCTTTTAAAAAATCACGGCTATACGAAAGACTTTGTAAAGGCTCTCAACTCGCCGTTTGGATACAACATTCCGAGGTTTAAAAATCTTTCAATTGAGCAGTTGTTTGACAGAAATGAATATCTTACTGAAAAGTAGCGTGGTGTAGATACCGCCGCTCTCTTGGGGGACAGGAGGCGGCGGTGATATTCATTATCAGCGCCATTAGGGGAATAGTCCCAATCGTCTGTAGAAGCGATAACAACAGTATCGTTCTTAAAGTCAACTATAGCGCCAACACCATATGTAGTGATAAGCTGGGTTTTTCTTATATCTCCAACGGAGATCTTTTTGTCTGAATATGTTGATATGCCATTCTTCTGCATAATCTCTTATTCTAGGCTCGATACTTTCGACACGTTCAAGCATGGTTCGTTTTATCTGCTCTATATCTTTATCATCAGCAGTTTTTCGACGATGGCAGCAAAAATCCTGCACTCACACAGAAGATCGTGGACAGCGTATCGAGGCTTTCTGAGAAGGATCAGAAGCTTGTGCTGGAGATTTCGGAGAGGTTGGGGAAAGATTGAATCGATAAAGTGCCTTAATGCTAGTCATAAGGCACTTTTGCTATGTGGAGCATACAAAAAAGAGAACTGCGACTGCAATTCTCTTCTTACATTATTGGGTTGAGGTGACGGGACGTTGAACAGTGGGTTCAAGCCTGCGTCTCGACCAAAATAAAAAAAGATTACGCTTTTCGGTTTCTCAAAGCATAACCCTACTTTTTTAGGTAATACAAAAACTCCCCCTGCGGCGTTAAGTTCTGATAATAAAAAAGCCATGACGGACGATGCCCGTCACGGCGAGTGACTGGTCGAGGTGACGGGACGTTAAACAGTGGGTTCAAGCCTGCGTTTCGACCAAAATAAAAAGGGTTACGCTTTTCGATTTCTCAAAGCATAACCCTACTTGTTTAGGTAATACAAAAACTCCCCCTGTGGCGTTAAGTTCTGATAATAAAAAAGCCATGACGGACAATGCCCGTCACGGCGAGTGACTGGTCGAGGTGACGGGACTTGAACCCACGGCAAAAGTTATTCAAACTACGTTTTTACGCTGTTTTATATTTTTCATGTCACATTTCGTGTCATATATGTCCTGAAAATAGTTATCAATGGTTTGGTCAATACGCTGGCGGTCTGTGTCAAACGTTTGCTGATATACCGATTTCAATGTGCTGGTGTTGCTCCAGCCGCCACGTTCCATAGCGTATACATCAGGAACATTTAGTTTTGCCATAACGCTGGCGTTGATGTGGCGTAGATCGTGAAATGTGATCTGATAGCCTGCCGATCGCATTGCTTTGACAAAACGGCCGTACACCTGTTTTCGGGTGTAGGTCACAACATAATCATCGGGTTGCAGGTTTAGGCTGTCTATTAGATTTACTATCGGCTGCCCTAGCCGTAGCTGTCGGCGACTGTTGTAGGTCTTAGCCTGTTCTTTGTCAATTATTTCCTTGCCAACTGTGACACGCACCTGCGACAGTGTCAACACATCACCGCATAGGTCCTTGCGGCGGATACCCAGTATTTCCGACATACGCATACCGCCCCATACAGCCAACAGCACAGGAATTTCTATATCTGACCCACGGAACAGGTCCACTACGGTTTCAACATCAGGCAGAATTTTAAATTTTTTCGTTTTGGGTGGCAAACGAATTTTTCCTAGCCGTATATCCACGTCATAGTATGACATAACAGCTGTAAAAAAACCATAGATGTTATGAACAGTTTTCGGCGATTTTTCAACGGTCAAACCGTTTACCCAGTCCTGCACTAGCTGTGGCGTAACCTCATCAATTGGAATATCTTTCAACCTGTCAACATTGTTACGCAGGATAGTCTGATAGCTGTGTATCGTGGTGGGTGATAGCACAGGCGTTTTTATTTTGATATATTCTTCAGCTGCGGTCTGGAATGTTATTTGCTGGTTTTCTTCGTCCTGACATTTTATCAGCCATTCCGCCGCCGCAAGCTCGGCGGCTTTTTTCGTTTCGGCCGTGAAAGATTTGTATTTACCGGTGTTTTTATCGTACACTCTCACACGATAATTTCCGCTCGGCAGTTTTTTTGCTGTTGCCATGTAAAATTCCTCCTATTATCTTGACAATATTTATAATTTATGATAAAATAATAGGGTACTTCCTACTATAGTATCATCTCTTGCTAGGTTTGGCTGTACACGCCCTCACAGGTCGCTCTGTGGGGGCATTTTTTATTGTGGTATGTTTATCCGCCACACACCTTGCAAGGCTTGTAGCCTGCGTTCTGTGCGTCCTGCAGGGTCATTGGCGTGCAGGTATCATCATAGTATCTACAGGATTTGTTGTGATACTTGTCACCCGAAGTCGTGATATATACTATCGTTTCGGCTGGGTCCTGCGTGGTAGTTGTCGCAGGGATTGCTTCGGTGGTGGTTGTCGTCGTCGTGGTAGTAGTTGTTGTCGTGGTGGTAGTAGTGACTTTTTCGCCCATATCTACTGTGATTGTTATAGGGTCAGATGTCACGCCGTCATATGTGGCAGTCACGTCCGCAAAACCGTCTTTCAGGGGTTTCACATCATAGGTGACATATGCACCGCTATCATCATATTCTAACTGACAAACGTCAGGATTGCTGATTTCAATTTTTATATCTTTCGGATCAACGTCCTCTGCGTCGGTTTCACCTGTGATTCGCAAATAGATTATGTGGCTATAGTCACGATTATAGTCGTTCAGTGCGATAGAATAGTTGTCGTTAGTCCATTCAACCTTTGTCGGCCGCCTATATCCGAATAGGTGCGCTATTCCATAGACTATGACCGATATAGCACAGAAAATAATTATCACCAGCAGGCAACCGCCCTTTGACGTGCTACTCGTCTTTCGGCCGTGAGAACTACGGCTTGACGACTTTCTGCCGCCCGATGTTGATACATATGACAGCCCTGTGCCTGGTATACCGACAGACTTTGTGCGCCGTCCTGAACTGTTGACAGTGTATCGTGCGCCCTTTCCACCGACGCTCATACCGACGGATTTTTTACCGATGTTTAATCTTGCACCGCCGCCGAGTTTGATTGATTTTCTAAAACGTAATCCCATGGTTTCTACCCCTTTTCTAATATTCACGGCTCCTGTGGGCACACTAGCCACAGAGGTGATTATATATGATATACAAAACACATCTGCGTGATATACGTCGCACACAGCGTCTGACACTGCGCCAGCTGTCTGAACTGTCAGGCGTTAGTTTTTCTGAAATTGACCAGATAGAACGCTATAACGTTGACCCACGCATTTCAACGGCTGTGCTATTGGCAAAATCGTTAAAATGTGGGCTTGACGATTTGTTCAGTTTCAACAAATAATGTTCGATATTATAAACACGCTTGCATTTTATGTCATAAAAATGCTACAATTTACACATAGCCTATATATAGTGTGTTTCATATATATAATAGCATTTTAACGCATATTTTGCAATACCTTTTTGACATTTTTTATTTTAGTCCGATTTTTCGGACAGTACATAAAAGGGGTATTGACAGCCGTGATTACATGATATATAATAGGCTTATCGAACATATGTTTCATAAATATAGGAGGAGAAAATAATGACGAAAGAAGAACGAACAGAATTTGAAAAAAGACTAGCCCACAAGATTTACATACTACAGCACCCCGAATTGTGGGAAAAAATAAGAGCAGAAAAAGAAAAGAGCTGCTTAAAGCAGCCCTCTCTTGAATAGGAGAAAATCGACATATTTGTCAAGGTCTTTGATTTCGCTATCTTCAAGAACCTTTAATGCGTCGATAATCTTGGCTTCCTCGTCACTTTGTGGTGGCGGGGAATTTTTTTCGCCCTCGTTTCCGCAAAGATAATCGAGAGACACGCCAAAGTATGCTGAGATCTTCAAAAGTGTCATTGCTGACGGCTCTCTCTCATCACGTTCGTAGTTGCAGTAGGTTGTTTTCGGCAAGCCTAAGGCTTTTGCAACTTCCTCTTGTGTGAGGTTTTTCGCCATTCTCAGTTTTTTTAGGCGGTTGTCAAACATTCTTATCACCTCCTACTATATATATTATATACCCATTATGGGAATTTGTCAATGAAAATAGGGCACATTATTTTCAAAATGAGTATTTTGTACAAAAATGCAATCTCAAATTTGTACATATTTGTACTCATTTTGGGGTTGACAAATGCCCAAAATGAGTATATAATGATAATGTACTCAAAACGAGTACGAAAACTCAAAACGAAAACGGAGGTGTAACAAATGGCTGAAAAGACAACGATATTTGACAACATCAATGGTGAACTGAGACGCAGACATCTCACCCAGCAGGACCTTGCGAAGACTATCGAAATAGACCGCAGAACATGGTCTAAATGGCAGGATAAAAACGATATGCCAGCGTCGGTACTTCTGCAGATAGCCAAATGGCTGAACGTTACGCTGGACTATCTTACCCGTGATGTTCATGCAGAATAGTGGAGGTGAAAACAATGCCTGCAAAGAATAGTGAAGGGCTCACGAAGATGAAAAAAGGCGAGGTCGTAGAAAGACGTGACAGAAATGATACGATGTATGAGGTCTATGACAAAGCAGACCCTGCACACTGCATTTTCATAGGGCTTTTTGACACGTTGGAGGAAGCCACCAAGGCTGCAAAGAGGCACAAAGAAAGTTTTCCTAATGCAGAGATATGGGCATATAAAATGATAAAGGAGGACTGAAAATGCCTGCAAAGAAAATAACAGCCAATGACGTGATATCCAAACGGCTGAAATCTATCAGAGCCGACAATGATATCACACAGGCAAAAATCGCAAAACGGCTGAGCATGACACAGACGGCCGTGAGCAGGTGGGAACGGCAGTTCGGCACCATGAATGCTGAACAAATCGTAACGTACTGCAAAATAATCGGGGCGAACCCCGAAGAAATCTTTGCAGAGTATTGCAAGGAAAGGAGTGGAAGAAGATGAACGAGATGATAGCAACGCTGGAGATCATCAGATTCGTGGCTGCAATAGCGTTATGTGTGGCGCTGGTTGCACTGGCAATCTATGGACTGTATCGCAACGTTAAAGAGACCGCAGAAGACACAGTTCGTGAGGAATTAGAGCGTGCGGTGAGAGAAGCAGGCAGACCCATAGTCAAAGTCGAAATACAGACGAAAGGAAAGTGGTAATGAACATTGTAGGAATACTGCTGATAACAATAGCCGTGCTTGCAGGGATAGATGTAGTGATGTATATTGTGCTGAGCGTGGCAGATAGGCACTGGGAGAAAGGTTTTGAGAAAGAGGAGGATAAGAACAATGAAAGTTCTGATAGCATGTGAGGAATCGCAAGAAGTGTGCAAGGCTTTTCGTGCGAAAGGTCACGAAGCATATAGCTGCGACATTCAGATGTGTTCAGGCGGTCACCCTGAATGGCATATTTGCAATGATGTTTTGGATATTATCAATGGCAATACCGATTTCTTCACCTGTGACGGCAAGCAGCATACTGTTGAAACATGGGATATGATTATCGCACACCCACCTTGTACATACCTGACCAACGTGGCTACACGCCACTATAGTTTGAAATGCACACCTGCTGAAAAGGTGGTCGAGCGTATGAAACACCGTGAAGAATCAATAGTATTTTTTATGCAGATTGTGTCGGCGAACGCACCGAAAATTGCAGTGGAAAACCCTATAGGGCGTATGAATACTGTATTCAGAAAGGCAGATCAAATAATTCACCCATATATGTTTTCAAACGGACCGGAAGACTCAGAACAGTTTGTCACAAAGGCGACGTGTTTATGGCTAAAGGGGCTGCCTGTCCTACGACCAACATATACAGGGGACAAGCCTGATAATGGCAAGCTGTTTGGACGATATTCTAATGGTAAATCACGCACATGGGAAGAAACACGTCATTCTGGCAAAGATCGTGCTAAGGTAAGGAGCAAAACGTTTAAAGGTATTGCTTTTGCGATGGCTGAACAATGGGGAAATATTAAGGAGGATACCGATGATGACAAAAGAGGAGTTTGAAAAGGCGGTGGAGTTTTGCACTAATGCAGATGAGAACTGTGCACACTGTCCTCTTAGCAAAAAATTTTTTACATGCGGCAGATATCTTACCCGCTACATAAAAGAAAACGAGCCTGCACTGTCTGCCAACAGCACAAGCTCGGAGGTATCTGTAAAAGAAGATACCAATAACATACACCTTAACGATAGCACACTTCTTGACATTTGTCAAGAGGAGCTAGAGGCAATATCAGAAATAGCCATTAACGACTACCCGAACGAGTATCTGACGGGATATATCGTAGCTTTAAAGAAAAATATCGAGAGGCTGAGAGGCGGTGAGGGCAATGGCTGACCTACCGACACGCTGTGTAGACCCTGTCATGAAGTGCTGTCAGGAATGTACTTGGGGATATTGTGAATATAGCGATGACGTGGAATGCTCTGCCGACCTAGCAGGCTGTTGCTTTGAAAGCGGCTGTACGTTGGGATTTGATAAGGGCAGACCTGAGGACGAACCAACAGAAGATGAAATAAGACAATTTGAAAAAGAAATGAGGAGATCTGAATGTCAGTAAAAATAAACTCGCTTGAATTTGAGAACGTAAAGAAAATAAAAGCCGTACAGCTTGAGCCTGCAAAGAATGGACTTACTGTTATCGGCGGAAAGAACAGGCAGGGCAAGACCTCTGTCCTTGACGCTATCGCTTGGGCACTTGGGGGAGATAAGTATAAGCCGTCCTCTCCTCAGCGTGAGGGGTCTGTTGTCGAACCGCATTTGAAGATAACTCTCGACAATGGAATCGTGGTGGAGCGTTCGGGTAAGAACAGCTCCCTCAAAGTCACCGACAGCACAGGCAAGAAAGGCGGTCAGCAGCTTTTGAACAGCTTCGTTGAGCAGTTCGCCCTCGACCTGCCTAAGTTCATAAATCAATCAAGCAAGGAAAAAGCTTCAACTCTGCTGAAAATAATAGGAGTGGGTGATACGCTCTATCAGTTGGAACATAAGGAACATTCCCTCTATGATCAGCGTACCGCTATCGGCAGGATAGCTGACCAGAAGTCTAAGTTTGCAAAGGAAATGCCTGTGTATGCAAACGTCCCTGCCGAGCCTGTTTCGGCTTCGGAACTTATCAGACAGCAGCAGGATATACTTGCTCGCAACGGCGAAAATCAGCGTAAGCGTGACCAGAAAGAATACTACGAAAAGCAGTTGGAGATTGCTAAGTCTGCCTATGAGCGTGCAAAAGCAAGCTATGAAGCGGCAGCGAACAACTTCAAGCTTGCAAGCCTTGACGCTCAAGACCTTGTGGACGAAAGCACGGCGGAGCTTGAAAAGAATATCTCAGATATCGAGGAGCTGAACAAGAAGATAAGAGCAAACCTCGACAGGGAGAAAGCTGAGATAGATGCTGAGGACTACCGTTCACAGTATACATATCTCACTGAGCAGATAGAGGGCGTAAGGCAGGCAAAAACTGACCTGCTGAGCGGTGCCGACCTGCCCCTTGAGGGGCTTTCAGTTGAGGACGGAGAGCTGCTGTATAACGGGCATAAGTGGGACAGTATCAGCGGTGCTGAACAGCTTATCGTCGCTACCTCTATCGTGAGAAAGCTCAACCCTGACTGCGGTTTTGTCCTGCTGGACAAGCTTGAACAAATGGATACCGACACCCTTGAAGACTTCGGTAAGTGGCTCGAAGCACAGGGCTTGCAGGCGATAGCCACAAGAGTTTCTACAGGTGACGAGTGCAGTATCATAATCGAGGACGGCAGGTCAATGGACAATGATAAGGAAGAAAACACAGAAACGAAAACTTGGAAAGCAGGTGCATTTTAATGTATGAGATAACATCAGGAGTTGTAAGTTCCGCACAGAAAGTCGTGATATATGGTCCTGAGGGCATAGGCAAATCCACCTTTGCGGCTCAGTTTCCCGACCCTGTGTTTATTGATACTGAGGGCAGTACAAAGAAACTGAACATCAGACGTTTCCCTAAGCCAACAAGCTGGGAAATGCTCAAAAACGAGGTAAAGGAAGCTATGAACGGCAGGCTCTGCAAGACCCTTGTCATTGATACATTTGATTGGGCTGAACAGCTTTGCATTGAAACGATCTGCTCGGCACATCAGAAGAAAGGCATTGAAGATTTCGGCTACGGCAACGGCTATGTTTACGAAAAAGAGGAGATAGGCAAGTTCCTTAATCTCTTGCAGGAGGTAGTTGACAGCGGTATCAACGTTGTGCTTACGGCTCACGCTCAGATGAGAAAGTTTGAACAGCCTGACGAGCTGGGGGCTTATGACCGTTGGGAGTTAAAGCTCGGCAAGAAAACTTCTTCTCAGATATCGCCTCTTGTGAAAGAGTGGGCAGATATGGTGCTGTTTGCAAACTACAAAACATATGCAGTAGCTGTGGATAAGGACGGCAAGAAGTTTAAGGCTCAGGGCGGCGACCGTGTTATGTACACCACTCATCACCCTTGCTGGGATGCTAAAAATCGTGACGGACTTCCGCCTGAAATGCCTTTTGAGTATAGTGGTATAGCTCACCTGTTTGCGTATACACAGCCTGCTGAAATGCCTAAGCCTGTGCCTGTACCGACAGTTCAGACAGCACAGCCTACACAGACCGCACAGACTGCCACACAAAAGTCGGACGAGCCTCTTACTGATCTCAGCGGCTTTGAGGACGTTGCACCGCCGCCTATCGTTATCCCTGATGGCATACCGAAAGCGCTTGCGGACCTTATGAGAGCCAACAACGTAAGCGAATCGGATATACGTCTTGTGGTATCTCAGAGAAACTATTTCCCTTATGATACCCCTATTACAAACTATCCTGACGACTTTGTGCAGGGCTGTTTGATAGGTGCTTGGGAGCAAATGCTGCCCCTTATCAGAGAAAATCAGAGAGTACCATTTTAAAAGGAGGACAACACTATGGATAATTTTATGGAATACGGCTGGGAAGATGAGATAGTCAACGAGGGTGGGGACTTTGTCCTGCTCCCCGAGGGGGACTATGACTTCACCGTTGCAAAGTACGAACGTGCAAGACACGAGGGGTCGGCAAAAGTGCCGCCCTGCAATATGGCAAAGGTCACATTCACCATTTGGGGTGCGGAGGACAGCGTGGAGATAACAGAGAACTTCTTCCTTTGCAACAAGTTTGAGTGGAAGCTCTCAGCACTTTTCTTGGCTCTCGGACTAAAAAAGCATGGCGAACCGCTGAAAATGAACTGGAACGCTATCACAGGCAAAAAGGGCAAGTGTCACGTTTATGTTGACAACTACAAGAACAAGGACGGCGAGGACAGGCAGTCCAACAAGATTAAAAAGCTCTATGCCTATGACGAGAATGTGACTACCGTTCAGCCTGCTCAGACGCAGACACCACAGTATAGTCAGCCTGCTCAGACAGGTGGCTGGAAAGCCGGTGCGTTCTGATGATGAATTTAAGACCATATCAAAACGAGGCTAAGCTTGCTATACTCGAACAATGGTCTGAGGGAATAAACAAAGTCCTTGCAGTTCTGCCCACAGGAACGGGAAAGACAATACTTTTCTCGGCTGTTACGGAAGAATGTGTGCGGCAGGGTAAGCGTGTGCTTATCCTTGCCCACAGGGGCGAGCTGCTCGACCAGGCGGCGGACAAGCTTATGAAGTCAACAGGGCTTGGCTGTGCCACCGAGAAAGCAGAGCAAAGCTGTTTAGGTTCTTGGTATCGTGTGGTAGTAGGCTCAGTTCAGACCCTTATGCGTGAGAAAAGGCTCAAAGGCTTTTCGGAAAATTACTTCGATACCATAATAATTGACGAGGCTCATCACGCTATCTCAGACGGCTATCAGAGAGTGCTTGACCATTTTCCTGAAGCTCAGGTACTTGGTGTGACGGCTACACCTGACAGGGGCGACATGAAGAATTTAGGCTCGGTGTTCGACAGCCTTGCATATGAATACACACTGCCGCAGGCTATCAAAGAGGGCTATCTTTCACCTATCAAGGCTATCACCATACCGCTGAAACTTGACCTTTCAGGAGTATCAACGCAGGCAGGAGATTTCAAGGCAAGCGACATAGACACGGCACTTGACCCATATCTTTATCAGATAGCTGATGAAATGCTCAAATACTGTAAGGAACGCAAGACAGTTGTGTTCCTGCCGCTGGTCAAGACCTCTAAGAAGTTCCGTGATATCCTTATCAGCAAAGGGTTCAACGCCGCTGAGGTCAACGGAGAAAGCACAGACAGAGCGGAGATACTTGAAGCTTTCGACAAGGGCGAATACAATGTGCTGTGCAACTCAATGCTCCTCACAGAGGGCTGGGACTGTCCGTCAGTTGACTGCGTTATCGTACTAAGACCAACAAAGGTGCGTGGGCTTTACTGTCAAATGGTAGGCAGAGGCACAAGACTTTGCGAGGGAAAGACAGAGCTTTTGCTGCTTGATTTCCTATGGCACACAGAACGCCACGAGCTTTGCAGACCTGCACACCTTATCTGTCAGAATGAAGAGGTCGCTGAGAAAATGACCGAAAACCTTGCCAATGAGGCAGGCTGTGCAGTAGATATCGAAGAGGCAGAAAAACAGGCAAGCGAGGACGTTGTGGCACAGCGTGAAGAGTCTTTGGCAAAGCAGCTCAAAGAAATGAAAACACGCAAGCGAAAGCTCGTTGACCCTTTGCAGTATGAAATGTCAATACAGGCTGAGGACTTGTCCTCATATGTTCCTGCTTTTGGCTGGGAGTGTGCTCCTGCTACCGACAAACAGAAAGCAAAGCTTGAAAAGCTGGGCATTTTCCCTGACGATATAGACAACGCAGGCAAAGCAAAGCTTATCCTTGACCGACTTGAAAAGCGCCGCAATGCAGGACTTACCACACCAAAGCAGATAAGGCTGCTTGAAAGCAAGGGTTTTGAACACGTCGGCTCATGGAGCTTTGACAGTGCAAGCAGTATGATAGCCCGTATCTCTGCCAATGGTTGGAGAGTGCCGAGAGATATCGACCCGAAAACATACACACCTGAGAACTAAGGAGAAGTGAATGGATAACACAAATTTGCTTAAAATGCTTGAATACATAGACCCTGTAAGCTGTGATTATCAAGAATGGGTCAACGTGGGAATGGCTCTCAAGCACGAGGGCTATTCCGTGAACGATTGGGACAGTTGGTCGAGGTCAGACAGCCGTTATCACAGCGGTGAGTGTGAACGCAAGTGGCAAGGCTTTAACGGCAATGCTCAGCCTGTGACCGCAGGAACTATCGTGCAAATGGCAAAGGAAAGAGGATACAGCCCCCATGAGTTTCAGGCATACGATTGGGACGGCGAGATAGTTGCAGAAGAAAGCAGTCCCCTTGTAAACGGCGGTGAGGGCATACCGATCACCGAGCCTGCCCAATGGGATCCTGTCAAGGAGATAGTCACCTATCTTGAAACACTCTTCGAGGCAGGAGAGAACGTGGGCTATGTTACGCAAACGTGGGAAACAGAAAAGGACGGCAAGACCAAGTACCTGCCCACAAAGGGCTGCTGTGACAGGACGGCAGGGGAGCTTATCAAGAGGCTTGGCGAATGTAACGGCGACATTGGTGCGGTGTTTGGCGACTACAAGGAAGAAGCCGGAGCGTGGATCCGCTTCAATCCTCTTGACGGCAAGGGCGTAAAGAACGAGAATGTAACAGACTACCGCTATGCTCTTGTTGAAAGCGACAGTATGCCAATAGAACAGCAGAATGCTGTGATGAGAGAGCTTGAACTTCCTATCGCTGTGCTTGTATACAGCGGCGGCAAGAGCGTTCACGCTATCGTCAAGATAGACGCTCCCAACTATGATGAATACCGCAGGCGTGTTGATTTTCTTTACAAGGTCTGCAAGGAAAGCGGTCTTGACATAGATAAACAAAACCGCAATCCCTCACGTCTTAGCCGTATGCCTGGTGTGATGAGAAACGGCAAGAAACAGTTCATCATTGACAAGAACATAGGCAAAGAAAGCTTTTCAGAATGGAAAGATTACATAGAGAGTATCAATGATGATCTCCCCGACCCTGAGAGCCTGAGTGCTGAGTGGGATAACCTGCCTGAGCTTGCACCGCCACTTATTGACGGCGTTCTCAGACAGGGTCACAAAATGCTCATTGCAGGTCCGTCAAAGGCAGGCAAGTCTTATGCTCTTATCGAGATGTGCGTGGCGATAGCTGAGGGTGTCAAGTGGTTTGGCTGGCAATGCGCCAAAGGAAAGATACTATACGTCAACCTGGAGCTTGACAGAGCATCTTGTCTGCACCGTTTCAAGGACGTGTACACCGCAATGCACCTAGAGCCTGATAACCTCAACAGCATAGACATATGGAACTTGCGAGGTCACAGCGTGCCAATGGACAAGCTTGCGCCAAAGCTTATACGCCGAGCAAGCAAGAAAAATTACATTGCCGTGATAATAGACCCTATCTACAAGGTCATAACAGGCGACGAGAACTCAGCAGACCAAATGGCTCACTTCTGCAACCAGTTCGACAAGGTATGCACAGAGCTTGGCTGTGCGGTCATATACTGCCACCACCACTCAAAGGGAGCACAGGGCGGCAAGCGTTCAATGGACAGAGCCAGCGGTTCAGGAGTATTCGCTCGTGACCCTGACGCACTTCTTGACCTTTCAGAGCTTGACATTTCAGACAGCCTTTACAAGCAGCAGGAGGACGAAACTGTTTGCCGTATCTGTGAGGACTGGATGAGGAGATTTTACAGAAATACTGATGACCTTTGTTCACAGGACGATCTTGTTACGCCGTCAAAAATGCTTGAGATAACACACAAGCACCTGCACCCGAACTCGTACAAGCTTATGATGGCCGACATAGACAAGGCTAAGCTTGCAGTAAGAAACCGTACGGCATGGCGTATAGAGGGTACTCTGAGAGAGTTCCCGAAGTTTGCTCCCCTCGATATGTGGTTTGATTATCCTGTTCACAGAGAGGATACTGTGGGCGTGCTTAAAGACTGCGAGGTAGAGGACATCACACCGAATTGGAAGAAGAATTTCAGCAAGAAGAAAACCAATGAAGACCGCAGCAAGGAGCGCAAGGAGAGCATTGAAACAGCTTTCAGCGGTGTGCAGGAGAACGGTAAGTGCCGCATTTCTGAGCTGGCGGAGTATCTTGCAGTTACCGAAAAGACAGTGCGTTCAAGGTTAAAAGAGCATGGTGGTTTTTGGATAGATGGCGGAGAATGCGGCTTAAAAAAATGAGTGAAAGAAAGGAAAAAGTCGAGAAAATTTACTTTGAAACGGAAAGGAAAAAATCGAGTAAGTGTAAGGAAAATATCGGTGTTTTCCCTTGGGAAGAAAATGTTGGCAAAATACCGACTTTTTCCCGAGGGAAGAAAAAGTATATTATTACATAATATATATTTTCGGGCATAAGCCGCCCGAAAATCTATTCTGAAATAATAAGGCGGCTAGCACACCGACCGCACGAGAGGGGCAGATAACAATGACTGAATTTTTTATGGCGATGATACCGCCGACGGCTACGGCGCAGGAGCACAAGGTGGCAGTGAGAAACGGCAAGCCGATATTTTATGACCCACCTGAAGTGAAAGCGGCAAAAGAAAAGCTCATGGCAAATCTTTTTAAGTATAGCCTTAGCACTCCATACCGTGAGGGCGTTCGCCTGACGGTGAAGTGGCTGTTTCCAAATGACGGCAAGCACAAGGACGGAGAGTACAAGATCAGCAAGCCCGACACAGACAACCTGCAGAAGATGTTCAAGGACTGTATGACAAAGCTTGATTTCTGGACAGACGACCAGCTTGTGGCGAGCGAGATATGCGAAAAGTTCTGGGCGGACATACCTGGCATTTATGTGAGGATAGAGGAGCTATGACGATACATGAAGTAAAGAAGAGTCTCGGACGCAGGGTGAGCTACAACGGCTCTGACTGCTACGAACTGACAGGGTGCATTATCCGCAAGAGCAGTAAGACAGGTCAGTTCTTCTACCAGGCAGAGATCGCTGACAAGACTTGTGGCAATACGTTGGTGTATTGTAGGCTGGAAGAGTTGAGGTGTGAGAATGAAACACGCTGACCACACCCTTTGCTGGCACTGCCGCCACGCAGTGCCGACAAAGGATAAGATAACAGGAGAATACCTCACAGGCTGTGCATGGTCCATAGACCGCAGACCTGTTGAGGGTTGGAGGACGTGTCAGCTCAGAATGTATGAAGCGCAAAAGGGAGGTATGATACACTCGTATACTGTGACTGAGTGTCCTGAATTTGAGGAGGGATAAAAAAATGATTGAAATCAAATTAAAACCTGGAATGAAGTTTAAATACAAGGGTATAGACTTTATATGCCTCGATGTTATCAACGGCAACTACTTAGCGATAACGGCTGAGTGTTGGTGTGAAAAGCGTTTTAACGATGAGTACAAGGACGGCTGCAACAACTGGGAGAAATCCACTCTCCGCCGCGTTCTTAACGAAAATGTACTCGAGGATCATTTTAACACGGAGCATCTTATAAAGCAAACATCTGACCTTGTCGCCGATAACGGCGATAAAGCTTACGGAACGTGCGAGGACTATATAACGCTCCTTTCCTGCGAGCAGTACCGCAAGTATAGAGACTATGTACCGCTGTTTGAAGAATGTATGTGGACGCTCACTCCTTGGAGGTGCGACACCGGCAACGCTAGCGGCGTGCGTTCCGTCACCCCGACAGGAGCTATCAGCAACTACAATGCGCACAGCAGTCACGGGCTCGCCCCGGTTTGTTTATTTAATTCACAGGCACTTAGGGTTGAATATTCCGGTGTCAGATTGGTGGGGATAGAATGACAAAAATCAAACCTGAATACATATTCCCGCTCCTGCTGATTTTGCTGGACGTGGGAGCGACGGTTATATATGCCGTACAAAAGGATTACAAGAAAGCCGTTTACTGGATAGCGGCAGCAGTACTGAATGTTACAGTGACGTTTTAGGAGGCTATATGGATAGTGCAAAAGAACAAAAGGCTATCGAACGTCTGAAAGCGTTTGAACCTGCGGACGGATATTATTTAGCGTATAGCGGTGGAAAAGATAGTGACTGTATCAAAATTTTGGCACAACTTTCAGGCGTTAAATTTGAAGCAGTACATAATCTGACAACTGTTGATGCACCCGAAACTGTTAGATATGTCCAATCTCAACCAGATGTGAGAATAGATAAATCGTTTGACAAGAACGGCAATCATGTTACTATGTGGAATTTGATTGTAAAAAAGCTAATGCCTCCGACACGCCTTGTAAGATATTGTTGCGCCGAATTGAAGGAACGTGGTGGCATAGGACGTGTTGCTGTCACTGGTGTTAGGTGGTCTGAAAGTCGACGTCGCAGAGAAACAGCGGACGTTGTTAGAATTGTCGGAAAACCTAAATCAACGATGAAAACAGCTGATAAAATAGGCGCAGAATATCAACAAACGTATCAGGGTGGAATCATTTTTAATGACGATAACGATAAAAATCGCAGGTTGGTTGAACACTGCTATCGCACTACGAAAACTATGGTAAACCCTATAGTCGATTGGTCTGATGATGATGTGTGGGATTTTTTGCACTACTATGGTTGCAAATCAAATCCGCTGTATGAATGCGGTTTTAATCGTATAGGTTGCATTGGCTGTCCTATGGCTGGAAAATATAGATACGTTGAATTTGAACGATATCCGAAATACAAACAAAATTATATAACGGCATTTGATAGAATGCTAGAACGTAGAAAACAGCTTGGAAAATCTTTAAAAATGTCATTGCAAACAGGACAAGACGTTTTTCGCTGGTGGTTAGGCGAAGATTTTAACCAGCTGACATTTGATGATTTGGAGGTATAACATATGGCAAGATACATCGATGCAGACAATCTGATTAACGAATTATCGGCGGCGTGTATGCCGATATACGAAAAGGGCATAACAGGCATTCTGGGTGATAACAGCAGTATCGCTGATATAATCAACGAACAGCCTACTGCAGACGTACAAGAAGTGAAACACGGGCGTTGGGTCTACAAGGAACGAACGAAAGTTGTGAACACGGACAATGTCGGCATACTGGAAGGCTATCGCACTATTACCGAAGAAAACATAGACAAAGCAACTATAATTTTAAAAAAACGCATAACGGTCAAAATACCGTTTTGCTCGTTGTGCGGCGAACACGGCGACAACGAGGGCGACGCAACGCCGTATTGCCCTAACTGCGGTGCTAGAATGGACGGTGACAGCAATGGATAAAACCTGTTCAAATTGCAAACACGCAATAGGTTTCAGTCCTCTACATGACAAGGCACAATATACTTTTTGTGCAAAGCGAAGTGACGTTGCAAAGATCAAATTTGTCGTGGTGAACAGAAAGAACAAATGCTATGCGTGGGAGAAAAGGAGCGATAACGATGCGTGAAATATTATTTCGTGGCAAACGCACCGACAATGGTGAATGGGTATGTGGCTATTACGTTCTCAGGAAACGCCCATACTTCAAGGACAAGGGTGCTAATTTTGAACACATCATTTGCGACAATCTGGTAATCGATGATTTCAATGACAAACAGTTTGTTGATACAATCCCGATAATATATTCGGTTGACCCTGAAACTGTCGGTCAGTACACAGGTCTTACCGACACGAACGGCAATAAGATTTTTGAGGGGGATCTCTGCCTGTGCGACAGAAATATTTCAAAACATATTGACAAAAAGGTTTTTGAAATTAAATTTGACCCTGAGACCGGTTTTTTCGGAGAAAGTGACACGTCAAACATTTACCCTAGCGATTTTTATATGTGCGAAATCATCGGAAATATTTTCGACACCCCTGAATTTCTGAAAGCTGGTGAAATGCCATGAAAGCACGAACGAACATCGTCAAACAAAGCGACATCAAAAAAGAGGTCGCAAAGGAAATGCAGAAAAGATATAGTGAACTGCAGGGCGAGATTATGCAGGATATCACAGAACAGATAATGGCGACTGTTTTGTGGACGCTAGACAAGTGGTACGGCTGGAAAGGCAAACGTCTACGTGCATTCATCGACGCAGTAAATAGCACGTTTGACATCATGGACACGGCTGAATTCGATAACGATAACAACGCCAGCTATCTGAAAGAGACATACGGCATTGACCTGTCGGAACTGATATCAACGGAAATGACCGACAGGGTGCAGAAAGGCGGTTGAAATGACAGCAAAAGAATATTTGCAGAACGCTTATAAAATCGAGAGGCGTGTGAAAATCATCGAAAACAAGGTCAAGAAACTGCGGTCACAACTAGAATATGCTGGTATTTCATACGAAAACACAGGTGCTAGTCATGGTAGTTGCAATGGTGACAAGATGTCAAGCACCATAGAACGCATAGCAGAATACGAACGCAGACAGCAGGAACTGGCGCTGATACTGATTGACAAACGTCTGCAAATTGAAAAGTCCATTGACGCAGTAGCAGACGCAGACCAGCGAGAGGTTCTTGAACGGCGGTATCTTTTTTATCAGCGCTGGGTTGGAAAATTCAACAAAGAAAATGGTGAATACATAATGGGGATCACCGACTATATGAACTATTCGGAACGCACGATATATAAAATTCACGGCGAAGCCCTGAAACATATCATCGTTCCGAAAGAGTGCAGTGAAATGCAGTGAAATGCAGTTATTAATCTGCTATACTGTATAATAGCCCGATAGGGTGAAAAGGTCAGTTGGTTATCTCCTCAATAAAAGCCAACCCCATTTTTACGCCTGAGTGGCTAGCCCTCAGGCAATGTGCAGGGGCGGTGCGCCATCACTTAACCTGCTCCATGTTTTTTACTTCTTTTGTTTTAGATCTCCTGATTCCGCTATGGCATTAGCTATGGCGGATATATCGGTCGATACTGCGATGATGTTGACGCCGATACCAATCAGCCACACACACCTCTTAGCAATGTGTCCCATGTGTGGCATTTTTATTTTATGGGGGCGGTATCATGAAAGGCTTTGCATATTCCTTTTACCGCTCGGCAGCGTGGAAGAAGTGTCGCCAATCCTACATTGACAAACGCATACTAATCGACGGCGGTCTTTGTGAAGAATGTCACGAACGCGCTGGATATATCGTTCATCACCGAACATTGTTGACACCAGCGAACATTCGTGACCCTGAGGTATCATTGAACCATGCCAATCTCGAATTCGTGTGCAAAAAATGTCATGATAATTTCGAGGGCCATTTCTACCAAAAATCGCCTAAAAAATTAACAAAATGTGAATTTGACGCATTTGGCATGCCCGTACCCCCCTCAAATTTGGACTGAATTTTTTCCTAAGATACCGAGGGGGCAAAGGTCATTTTTTACGCACGATAAAATCGCATAAGGGGGTGTAATCTGACAATGGCAAAAATCAAAAAGAATTTGAGCGAGTTGCGAAAAGCTGTGGATAGTTGTGAACCGGCAAAGAGAGAACTAGGTATAAAGCTATTGGATCAGCTGGAGTACATGGAAAATCTGCTGAGCGAGTATCAGAAAAAGATAAAAGCAGAGGGCGCAATCATCGAAGCGACAAACGGCAATGGTTTTACTGTCAAGACAGAGCACCCAGCAAGTAAAGCATATGCAACACTAATCGGAAAATACAATGCAATGGCTAAGACAGTTGAAAACATTATTCTCGACAGCCTGCAAAAATCTGAGGGTGACGAGCTGTTGGAATTCCTAGGCGGTGCAAAGCGTTGACGGAATTTGAAAAATATTTTACTGGCATTTATGACGGAAATATCGTTGCGTGTGAGAAAATGAAAAAGGTTTCGGAAATGCTGTTGAACAGATTTGCAAGCCCTGATGAATTTCATTTTGACGAAGCTATTGCAACACGGCATACGGACTTTATCGAAAAATTCTGCAAGCAGCCGTCTGGAAAACTAGGTCAGCCATTGAAGTTGGAGTTGTTTCAAAAAGCAAGATTGCAGGCGCTATTCGGTTTCGTTGATGATAACAACCTGCGTCAGTATAACGAATGTTTGATAATCGAAGGTCGAAAGAACGGCAAGACAACGGAAACTGCGGCGGTCGAGAATGATATGCTAGTCAATGACGGAGAGGGTTCACCGCAGATATATAACGTCGCCACAATGCTAGATCAGGCAAAGCTAGGTTTCAACGCCTGCTACAAAATGATAAAACAATCGCCATTGTTGAGCAAGCATATTCGTAAATGTGCGGCCGATTTGTATTTTCCGTTGAACATGGGATTTATAAAGGCTCTTGCCAGCAATTCAAACGGCCTTGACGGATTGGACGTTCACTGCGGTGTTATCGACGAATTGGCGGCAATAAAGAACCGAGATCTATATGATTTGATAAAGCAAGCAATGGGTGCTAGACAGCAGCCCATTTTATTTTGCATTACCACAAACGGCTTTGTTCGTGGCGGCATTTTTGACGCCCAATACGAATATGCAAATAACCTGCTATACGGACGGCTGACAGAAAACAATAACCGATTTTTGCCGTTTATCTATGAACTGGATAGCCCTGATGAATGGGACAAGGAAGACTGTTGGTTGAAAGCAAACCCTGGGCTGGGCACGATAAAATCAACCGACTATCTGCGCCAAATGGTGCAGAAAGCCAAAGACGATCCTAGCTTCAAGGCAACAGTTATGGTCAAAGATTTTAACCTTCCGCAGAATACCGAAAGCGGCTGGCTGAGGTGGGACGAGCTGAACAATGAAGAAACTGTCGTGGACTATCCATTCAGATATTTCATCGGTGGTTTTGACGCCGCTGATTATATAGACCTGAATGCCGCAAAGGCTATCTGCAAAAAGCCTGATGATGATAGGTTGTATATAAAATCTATGTACTGGATACCGCAAGCCGTTCTTGACGCTGACGCTGAAAAGGGTGACAGACGTGGACGAGATAGTGTGCCGTATGAATTGTGGAAATCGCAAGGTCTGCTGAGAACGTGCGAGGGAAACAAAGTCAACAAGCGTGTTATCCTAGACTGGTTTTTGGAGCTGAGGGATAAGGAAGATATCTATCCTTTGGCTATCGGCTATGACCCCTGGCACGTTTCGGACGAGCTGATAAAGGCATTTGAAGAAGAGTTTGGCAAGGGCGTTTTAGTACCTGTGCGACAGGGCGTTATAACGCTGTCTGACCCAATGAAGAATTTGAAGGCTGAGTTTCAGCGACACAACATCGTTTACGACAACAACCCGATTGACAAATGGTGTTTCCTGAATACGGCTGTAAAGACAGACGTCAATGGCAACATTCAGCCGTGTAAGAAATCTGACCGAACGCAGAGAATAGACGGACTTGCGGCACTACTAGACGCATATGTGGTCTATTATAATCGGCAGGAAGAATTTGAGAGTTTGATATGAAAGGGGTGAAAAAATGGGTCTGATAAATCGTTTTAAAAACAGATCACAGGTAGTGACCCGATATAAGATGATGTCGGAAATCGGCAACGGCTACTATAGTTGGGACGGTAATGTTTATCGTTCGGACTTGGTGCGTGCCTGCATTCGCCCAAAGGTCAAGGCTATCGGAAAGCTGACCGCAAAGCATATCAGAAAATCATATAGCCGAAATGGTGATGGCAGTATCGAGATAAACCCTGAACCATATATGCGAATGCTACTGGAAGAACCTAACGAGTTCATGACGATGCAGAAAATGTTGGAAAAAGTCGCAACACAGCTGTGTTTGAACAACAACGCATTTATCCTGATTATCCGTGACGGCAACGGCTATCCTACTGAATTATATCCTATCCCTGCGGACAGTGCAGAATGCGTATATATCGGCAATGATTTGCATTTGAAATTCACGTTTTTCAACGGGCAAAGATATACGTTTCCATATGCTGACATCATTCATCTGCGTAGTGATTTTTATAAGGACGATATCTTCGGAGAACGGCTGAGTGAAACGCTGACGCCGTTAATGGAAATCGTGACAACTACAGACCAAGGTATTGTCAAGGCTATCAAAAATTCGTCAATTATTCGCTGGCTGTTGAAGTTTACAAGCTCCTTGCGCCCTGAGGATTTGAAGAAGCAGGCGCAAGAATTTAGCGAGCAATTCATGAGCGTTCAGAACGGCACAGGCGTTGCAGCGGTCGACAGCAAGGCAGACGCAAAGCAAGTTGACGCAAAGGATTATGTACCGAATTCATCGGTCATGGAAAAAACCACGCAGAGAATTTATTCGCTGTTTAATACGAACGCCAATATCGTACAGTCGAACTACACGGAAGACCAGTACAACGCCTACTACGAATCGGAGATAGAACCAGTTGTAATGGAACTGGCTGGCGAATTCACACGAAAACTATTCAGCCGTATCGAAAGAGGGTATGGCAACAAGATAGTTTTTGAAGCGTTCAATCTGAGCACTGCGTCGATGTCAACCAAGCTGAATCTGGTGCAGTTTTTTGACAGGGGTATCATGAACGCAAATGAAATCCGAAGCGTGTTCAATCTAGCTGACATTCCTTCGGGCGATCAGTACTATGTCAGATTAGACACGGCAAAGATAGACAGCGGTGAGGGAGGTGAAAATGATGAAAATTAACGTCAAAGGTACTATCATTCCGAATGATGACCAGTGGATCTATGACCTTTTCGACATTGACGCCACTTCTCCTGCAAAGGTTTCAAAGGGTATAACTGCTGCGGCTGAAAAAGACGAGCCGTTGGAAGTTTACATCAATTCTGGCGGCGGTGATATTTTTGCGGCGTCCGAAATCTATTCAGCAATCCGTGAATATTCAGGTGATGTCAAAATACACGTTGTCGGTCTTGCGGCAAGTGCGGCAAGCGTGATAGCGTGTGCAGGCAAGTCAGATATATCACCGACGGCACAGATCATGGTACATAACGTATCATCGGTGACAAGCGGTGATTACCATGACATGGACAAAATGTCAGAGATTTTGCAGAAAGCCAATGAAACCATTGCAAATGCCTACATAACCAAGTCAGGCATGGCAAAAGAAAAGGCACTGGAAATCATGGACAAGGAAACATGGCTGACGGCTGATGAGGCGGTCGAACTGGGACTGATAGACGAAATCGCAGGGAGCAAGAACGTCAAATCACAGCTTGTGGCGGCCTACTGCGATATCATACCGCAGAACGTAATCGAAAAAATGAAAGCTGAGCGTGCTGACAAAAAGATAACAGCACAGGCAAGGCTTGACAAACTAAAGGAGGGTTATAAAAATGACAAGACAGGAAATGCTTGACAAGGCTCAGGCTCTCATCGACGAGGGCAATTTTGAGGAAGCTGAAAAGCTGATGAATGACGCTGAGAAAGCGGCAAAGGCACAGGCAAATCTGAACGCTATGACAAAGGACCATGCGTCAGATACTATGAAAAATATTATTGAAAGGAATGAAAACAAAATGAGCGAGAATGCAATCACACACACATCAAACATCTATGACAGCGTCGAGTACAGAACTGCATTTATGCATAACGTTCTCGAGGGTACACCAATCCCTGCGAAGTTTGCGAACGAGGCACAGTCCACAAAGACCACTGACGTTGCGGCTGTTATTCCGTCAACAACCATGCAGAGAATCGTTGAGAAGCTGGAGGAACACGGACAGATCTATGCCCTTGTCACAAAGACAAATATCAAGGGTGGTGTGACAATTCCTACTTCAAGCGCCAAGCCAGTTGCAACATGGGTCGCTGAGGGCGCAAGCTCTGACACACAGAAGAAGTCCACCGGTTCAATCACTTTCAGCTACTACAAGCTGAGATGTGCTATCTCCATGTCACTCGAAGTTTCTGTGGTATCACTCGACTTCTTTGAGACAGTATTTGCCAATCAGGTAGCCGACGCAATGATCGCCGCTATTGAGACAGCAATCATCAAGGGCGACGGCTCTGGCAAGCCAAAGGGTATCACAAAGGAAACTGTTGTCAGCGGTCAGAACGTGGACATTGCACCGACAAGCGGCATTACATACAAAACCCTGTGGGATATGAAAAAGAAAATTCCGTCAGGCTACAGAGCAGGCGTTAAGATGTTCATGAACTATGCAACATTCTGCGACATTCAGGCACTGACAGACACAAACGGACAGCCTATCGCTAGGGTCAACTATGGTCTTAACGGCGATATGCAGCCATCAGTTCTTGGCACACCTGTTGTGTTCTCAGACGATATCGACGCTTATGCGGATACTGTATCGGCTGACACAATCGTTGCATTCTTCTTCCGCCCTGAGGACTATATCCTCAACACAAATCTTGCCATGACGGTCAAGAGATATGAGGACAATGACACCGAAGACCAGGTAACAAAGGCGGTCATGCTGGTAGACGGCAAGGTCGTCGACAAGAACAGCCTTGTGACACTCACGAAGAAGAATAAGTAATCATGATGATAAAGGGGGCATAACGAATGCTTGAAAGTTTGAAAAATTCGCTGAGGATATCGCATAACAAGCTAGATAGCGACATTATGTCAAACGTGGACGCCTGCATGGAGGACTTGAAGCGTGTGGGCGTGTTCGTTCCCTTTGACGCTGACGATTGCAGTGCAATTCTGAAAAAGGCTATCGAAAACTATGTCAAATGGCAGTATGATTTCAACGGCAAGGGAGAAGATTTCCGCAAGAATTACGAGCGTTTACGAGACGCACTAAGTCTGAACGAGGACTACACGGAGGGGATTTAACAATGTTTAATGATGTTGTAAAAATTGCCAAAGCGAAGATAGTTTCAGACGAAATAGGAAATCAAGAAAAGGTCGTTGATTGGGAGAACGCCAAAGAAGTGTTCTGTCAGGTATCATCAATTTCACGGTCTGAATTTTACAGCGCCGCACAGGCAGGATTTCAACCCACGCTGAAAATCAAAATGGCAGATTACTATGACTATGATGACGAGGATATGTTATTCTACAACGGTCGGGAATATCGTATCATACGCACATATGTCGCAGGGACAGCCATTGAGTTGACGGCTGAACGTTTTGGCGGTGATAGCTGATGAAATCGGTTGAAATTGATGTCAGTAAACTGGCGAAACAGGTCGCTGATGACCTGAAAGAGTACAGCGAAGAAACTGCAAAGATAGTTGACGGCTGTATTGACGAGGTCGCAGACCAGTGCGTCGAAAAGTTGAAAACCACATCACCACGTCGGACAGGCAAGTATGCCGAAAGCTGGAAAGCTGAAACAGTATACGCTAAATCGGGCAACAAGCGTGTTGTTGTGCGTAACAAAAAATACTACTATCTGACACATCTGCTGGAGCATGGTCACGCAAAAAAAGGCGGTAAGGGCAGAGTAAAAGCATTTGTGCATATCAAACCTGTTGAAGAATATGCACAAAAGACGCTGCCTGAGTTAATAGAAACGAGGTTGAAGAAATGAATTTGACATTGGCTGATATACGTTCACGATTAACGGCTATCGACGAACTGAAAGACAAAGTCGCATACTATTCATCACGTGATGAAATGAAAACGCCATACTGCGTGTTCTATCGTGAAAGCACCATAGACAGCGGAGACGATATGCACCCCGCAAGCCTGCGAGAACAGACGATAGTCATTGAATTGTACACTAGGAAAATCGACGTTGAATTAGAAACGGCTGTTGAAAAACAGTTTGCAGATTTTGAGTTGGAAAAGTCTGAAAGCTGGATTGAAGACAGCAAGGAGTATCAGATAAGATATTTGTTTACCAATTATTTGAAGTAAAGGAAGGGACAATGCAATATTTAGGTGGCAAATGCAAAATTGCAAAACCTATTTCAGAACTCATTTTACAAAAAAAGGAAAATATCAAGACGTTTGTAAGTTTGTTCTGTGGCGGCTGTGCAATCGAAACAAAATTAGCACCACATTTTGAAAATGTTATATGCAATGATCTACACCCATATCTGATAGCTATGTATCAGGCATTACAAAACGGCTATGATTTGCCCGAAAATATATCTGAAGAACAGTATAGATATATCCGTGAGCATAAGGACGAGGATAAGGCGTTGACTGGCTTTGTGGGCTTTGCGTGTTCGTTTGGTGCGAAATGGTTTGGTGGCTGTGCCCGAAACAAAAGGGGTAACAATTATGCCAAGCAAGGTAGGAATGCTATAATGCGAGATATTGAAAATCTTAAAACAGCAAAATTTACCTGTGCCGATTATCGCAGTGTTGACATTCCTGACGGATCTATAGTATACGCTGACCCACCATATACTGGCGTTACAGGCTATTCAACAGGCGAATTTGACAGTTCTGAATTTTGGAAATACATGAGAAAAATCAGCGAGAAGAACACAGTGTTTATTTCGGAATTGCAAGCACCTGACGATTTTGTTTGCGTTTGGCAAAAAGAAATTTTAAGGACGTTAAATAGCAATAGCAAACGCCCAAAATCTGTTGAAAAATTATTCGTACATAAATCGCAAATTTAAAAAGGAGGAATTAAAATGGATGAGACAAAGAAAGCCCCAAGCAATATCATTCTTGGAAGCGGTTATATCTACTATCAGGATTTCAACGATGAAACAATACCTGATGTTGATACTATCTGCACCAAAGCCAATGTTTTGGGCTATATCCAGGGCGGTGCAACCCTGTCTTATAAGCCGACATTCTACACCGCAAGTGATGATGATGGCACACACCAGAAGACAATCATCACAGAGGAAGAGGCTACGCTGAAAACTGGTATCATGGTATTCAACGGCAATACCCTTGACGTCCTCTGCGATACTGCAAGAGTAACAGAAGATACCAGCAAGAAACGTAGAACTGTCAAAATTGGCGGTCTGAAGAATATGCGTCGCAAGAGGTATGTTCTGTGTTTCCACCACGTTGACGCAGTTGACGGAGATATATGGGTCATGATCGTGGGCAACAATCAGAGCGGCATCGAACTGGCGTTCGCAAAAGACAAGGAAAGCGTTATTGACGCTGAGTTCAAAGCACTGCCAAGCGACAGCGAGGGAACACTGATTACCTACATCGAAGAGGATAAGTCAATAAGTGCCACATAAGCAACACAAATACACAGCCTGCTGAGATTTTCAGTGGGCTGTTTTTTTGGAGGTATACAAAAAATGCCAAAGACGTTGAATTTCAATAAAATGCAAAAACCTAGCCTGCGTATCGAGCTGGCTGATGAAAAGCATACCACGATATTTGTTATGCCACCCACAAAGGGTGAGATTGAAGCGTTCGGAGAAATATCCGCAAAGCTAGGCGGCAACAAGCTGGACGAAGCAATCGAAATGTGTGCAAAACTGATGTCACACAACATTGCGAAAATACCAATAACGGCTGAAACACTGGCTGATTGGGATATATACGACATTCAAACATTCTACCGCACATATATCGACTATCTGCTAGAAATCAAAAATTCAAAAAACTAGCGCTCCCCTACTATCCACCGCAGGATAGAGAGGGGGAAAAATATGAAATTTCCTCAACGTGGGAAAAGTTAGTTGCGGACTATATGGGTATATCACTATATGATGTTGATGATATGGACTACTATGACTATCTGCTGATACGTCGTGACGCTTTTATTGCACGGCTCAGGCAGACAGAGAGCGGTCAAGAATACCTAGATAACGCATATAGGTTGACCTTGACGAAGCCTGACCGACAGGCTTTGCGAGAGAATTTCGGAAAGGGGGTAATGATAGGTGGCAAAAAGTAGCATAAAGGGCATTACTATCAAAATAGGCGGTGACACCACAGGTCTTGACAAGGCGCTGAAAGAAACGAACAAGAAAAGCCGTGAGCTGGAAAGCGAGTTGAAAGCGGTCGATAAAGCCCTAAAGCTGGACCCGAACAACGTCACGCTGGTAAAACAAAAGCAAGACCTGCTGAAAGACAGTATCAAAGAAACAAAAGCAAAGTTGGACGTGCTGAAAGAAGCACAATCGCAGGTCACGGCACAATATAAAAAAGGCGAGATAGACGCAGGACAGTATCGTGCGTTTCAGCGAGAGTTGGAAACAACGAAGTCGAAGCTGTCAAGTCTGAAAGACGAAAAGAAAAATGTCAATGCTATCGGCACGGCATTTAAAGAAGTCAAAGACAAGGTCGAACCTGTCATAAAAAAAGTTGAAAAAGTCGGTTCTGCCATAGGCGGTGCGGCAAGCAAAGCCGTAAAGTTCACGGCAACGCTAGGCAAGATAGACACGGCCATGATAGGCAAGGCGGCTGACGGATTCAAGAAATACACGCAAACCATAGGTGTTGGTCTTGCGGCTGTAACAACGGCACTTGCGGCAAACGTCGAAACTAGCCGTGAGTGGAACAGTGATATGACCAAACTGAAAACAAACGCCGAAACCAGCGGCAACAATTTTGATTTTATGAAATCAAAAATGCAAGATTTGGTGGCTATCACAGGCGAGTCCGATTCGAGCATTGAAGCGTTATCAAACCTTATGGCTGTTGGTTTCAGCGATGAACAAATGACGCCTGCTATAAATGCACTCAGCGGAGCGGTTGAAAAATTCCCTGATACCTTGAAAATCGAGAGCCTTTCAGATAGCTTGCAGGAAACCCTTGCCACAGGTGCTGCGACAGGTCAGTTTTCAGAGCTTATCGGGCGTATGGGTGATAGCGTTGACGATTTTAATGCGGGTCTACAGAATTGCACGTCAGAGGCAGAACGTCAGCAGTATGCCCTTGATTGGCTGGCAAATTCGGGTCTGTCGGAAATCAATGACGAATACCAATCAGCAAATAAATCAACGCTGGACTATGAACGTGCTAGTTTTGAATTGCAGGACGCCCTTGCATCTTTGGGAACTGCGTTCACGCCTGTTATGGCTGGTGCAAAGGGAATGGCGGCAGATTTTCTGACAAAATCGTTGCCAGCTGTTCAGAAATTGTCAGGCGGTTTTACCAAACTGTTTGACGGCGTTTCTAGTTTGCTAGACGCATATGACAGCGACGGTCTTGACGGCTTGACCGAACAAATCCCGATTGTTATATCTGGGCTGTTCAGCTCTGCGTCAGAAACGCTTGCCGAAAACGCCCCTACGCTAATCACAGCGGCAACTACGGTTTTAACGTCTATCATTCAGTCACTAGCACAATCAGCGCCGTCACTAATCAATTCAATTCTGCCGTCACTGCTTAACGGCTTTTTCGGGCTGATAAATGCGTTGGTTTCAACTATCCCGACGCTAGTGCCTGAACTGGTGCAGGGCGCAATCACACTGTTTTTAGGTCTGATTGACGGACTAAATGATGTTATCAAACAATTGATGCCAATGTTACCTAGTTTGATAAAACAAATAACTGACACGCTGATTGAAAATCTTCCTGCAATCATCGAGGGCGGTTTCCAATTACTAACAGGACTAATAACAGGTCTGACCAAATGCACACCTGATTTGATTGACGCAATAATAGCGTTGATACCTGTTATAACAGATTCACTGACAGAAAATCTGCCTGCGCTAGTCAAGGCAGGTATGGAACTGATTGTCGCATTGGCACAGGGCTTGCCACAGGCTCTGCCTGACCTTATCGACGCTCTTCCCGAAATAATCGGTGCTATCATAGACGGATTCAAGGACGTTGACTGGCTGGATTTGGGTGCAAATATCCTCAAGGGCATTTTGAACGGTTTAGTTTCTGCCGTCAGCGGAATTTGGAGCGTAGTGGAAGACGTAGGCAGTGCCATTATAGACGGATTTTGCGATTTCTTCGATATCCATTCGCCTTCAAGGGTCATGGCGAAAAAGGTCGGTCAGTATCTGCCGTCGGGAATTGCGGTCGGTATGGAAGACACTGCAGACGAACCAGTTGACGAGGCACAGGCTATCGTTGACAGCGTTGCAGGTGTATCGGCTGAAATGGATCCTGTCATGATAGGCAGACAGACCGCAAGAAAAACGGCTGACAAAATATCAACCGAAGCCGACAGCACCACACAACACGGCAAGAGCGGTGATCTGACAGTGGTTATGAACATTGACGGAAAACGTTTTGCCACAGTGACAGCACCATACATGGACGTTGCTATGGCTGAAAAAATCAATCTGAATGCTAGGAGGGTGGCTGACAATGTCTAGTATAACGATAAATGGTAAAAATTCCTATACCGATTTTGGAGCGTTGCTGACATCACGCAGTACACCGCCGCCAAGTATCAGGGATATATCGGCTACTATACCATACCGCAATGGCGACATATGTTTCACATATCAGAATGGCGGTAAACCTACCTATGATACACGAACGTTGACATACAAATTCGTGTTTATGGACTGTCCAAAAACCGCCCTGCGGAAAACAGTGGCAGATTTTGAAAACTGGATTTTGTCGGCTGGCGAATGTGATTTATACGATGATGCCGAAATTTACCATTATAAGGCAAGAGCGATTAGCTGTGCTGAAAGTGAAAAGGGATATCATGTTGAGGTAACGGCAACGTTCAAAGCACAGCCGTATAAGATATCTGACGATTTTTCTGACAAGGGATTTGACAATTTCAGTTTTGAAAATGACTATCTAAATCTTACGGACATGACACTGACGGCTATTGAAATGGCTCCACACGCCCCTATGGGTGTTTTGAAAGTCTATTTGTATTCAGACGTGCCGATAAAACCACGTCTGATATATAGGCGGTCTGCTGATGATATTGACAAGGTAGGATTCACACATTTTCAAAACAACAGCGTTGATATTTCCGAAAAGGTATACAGACCGACAGAAAAACCATTCGATATGGACGAACTGATTTTACAGCCGGGTTTGAACACTTTGTCAGCGTATGGCTTCGGGTCGCTCACGCTGGATCTGCATGAGGAGGTGTTATAAATGCATACTGTCACTATCACAAACGGCACAGAAAAAACCACGATACATAGTGATAACCTTGACCGCATTTCGGGTGGAAAAATCGTCAAGGCTGTCAATGCCGTTGACAGTTTTACGTTTACCATATACCCTGACAATGCAGGATATGACAAACTGAAACCACTGACAACATCGGTCACTGTCACGGACGACAACACAGGCAAAAACGTTTTTATCGGACGTGTGCTGAAATGCCCTGACAGCATGGACGAGCAAGGACTGATTTGTAAATCTGTCACCTGCGAGGGGCGTTTAGGCTGGCTATACGATAGTGTTCAGCCATACGCGGAATACAAAATGGTAGGCGTTCGGACAGTGCTAGCGTCATTCATTTCCAAACACAATGCGCAGGTCGGTGACGACAAACACATATCGGTCGGGCAGGTCACTGTAACGGCTGAAAATAATTACACATATTCTGTCAACTGGGTATCGACTATGGACGCAATATCTGAACAACTGGTCGGAAAATTCGGCGGTGAGATACAGCTGAGAGACCAAGACGGCAAAGTGTATATAGACTATCTGGAACATATCGGACACGGCACAGATACAAAAATAGAACTGGCGGTAAATCTAAAAACTATCAGCCGTGAAATTGATGAAACGAGCGTTATTACACGACTATATCCGCTGGGCGCAAAGCTGACCGATAGCGAGAAAAGGCTGACGATTGGCAGTGTAAACGGCGGTAAAGACTATATCGAAGACAGTGCATTGGTCGCTAAGTATGGCGTAATCAGCGGTACACAGACGTGGGACGACGTAACACAGGCGTCAATTTTGAAGACAAAAGCTACAGCATTCCTGAAAAGTGCAAACAAAGCCAAAAAGCAGTATAAAATAACTGCGGTTGATTTGTCAACAATTGATATGAATTTTGAACAGTTTGAGCTAGGCTGCTGGTATCGTGTGGTCAACCCTCTCATGGGGATTGACGAAGATTTGCGCATAATCGGCATTACTATCAACCTAGACAACCCTGAACAATCGGATTTGACATTTGGTGACAAATTTGAGACCATGACAGGGTTCATGACAGCCAAAACCAAGAGCCTGCAGACCGCTATTGATAATAGTGAATTCAGAAACAGACAGGTCATAGACAGCAAAATTGAAAATGCCACAAAACTGATTACGGGCGCAGAGGGTGGACACGTTATTCTTGACCCGTCCGAAAAACCAGAGCGCATTCTGATTATGGATACGGCTGACATAAATACCTGTAAATCCTGCATTCAGCTAAACAAAAATGGTTTAGGTTTTTGGAAATCGTCCGACGGCGGTTCTGCAAAAACAGGGCCGTACACAAACGCATGGACTATCGACGGAAATTTGGTGGCTAGTTTTATAACCGCCCTGACCCTGACAGGGTTGAAAATCAACAACGGCAATGGAACGTTCAAAGTGGACGAGAACGGTAACGTTATCGCCAATAGGCTGTCGTCGAAATCGGCAACTATCACAGGCGGAACGATAAATATAAAAACGTCTAGCCAGAATACCAGTGTAATTCAGCTATCCCATAATGAATGGACGCTGAAAGTCAGTCCGCTGGAGATACGCATTGACAACAGCACAATCGGCGGTCATATCGTCTTGCAGGCTGGCGCTATGTCAGGCTATTGGAATAACGAATTAAAATTTTCACTAGATACAAATAGTGGTAATATTTCAACGTACACAGACAGCGGTAAAAAGGTGTTTACAGTTGATACCAATAACAGGGCGATGTATTTGTATAACGAAAATGAAAAAATCGCAGTGCAGTGCTACGGCAAAACAGGTGATATCATGTGTAACAGCGTTACCACAAAGAACCACACACTAGACTAGGAGGGATAAAATGGCAAATAATGTTGATTTGGCAGCGGCAATCGAAACTGTCCGAAACGCATTTTATGGCCGTGACGTTCGCCAGGCATTGGTTGACGCACTAACGGCAACAGAACAGGCAGTAAACGATTTGAACCAAAACAAGGTCAAAAGCGGGACGATTGAATACACACTGGAAAAGGCGGCGCCAAGCGTACAAATACCGCTGAATTTGGATTTTGTGCCGAAGCAGATATGCGTGTCACTGAGAGATATCGGCACACCTAGCCCATTTCAGAACTACTGCACCCATGTGCAGGTGTACAAGGGCGCATATTTCGCAGTGATTTGCATGGGTCCTAGCAATGGCGCAACCACTGTCAATGTGCCTGCAGGAACGTACAGCATTGACTACATAGCAATCGTATAGGGGGTGCAGAAATGGTAATCAGACTAGACGAAAATTACAACGCAATGACATCAACAGCCCTTTTGGGCTATGTGGGTGAAACAAATGCCCGTCCTGTGTCTGTCGAAGGGCTGACAGTAGACGGCGCAGACCGCTATGTGCTGACTATAGACTACGGCGACGGCGTTCAGTACGAGGTCGATATCACAGGCGGCACATGGACGCCAACCGCAGATATCTTGCGTTCAGCGCAGACAGTATCGTGTCAGATATGTGCAAAGAAACTGTCAGGCGATGAGTATATTTTAGTGAAAAAATCACGAATTTTCCGTCTGAGAATAGGTGCGGCAATAGGCGATACGGCTATCCCGTCACCAAGTGTGGCAGCTGACGCACTAGACCGCATAGACGCCATAGGCAGACAGGCACACGCAGATATGCAGAAAGCAAAATCAGCCGCAGATACAGCGACAACAGCGGCTGAGAACGCTGAGAAATCAGCTACCACCGCAGGAGTATCAGCCGATACGGCAACGCAGGCGGCAAGCCGAGCTGAAACCGCAAAGACATCTGCAGAAACGTCCGCAACGCAGGCAGACACTGCCAAGCAGGGCGCTGAAACCGCCGCACAGACAGCACAATCCGTGGCTGACAGTTTGCCAGATGACTACACAACCGCTGTCGAAAAAATTGCTGAGAATACTGTTGAGATTTCTGCGGTAAAGCTGACGGACAAAGAGTTACAACGTAGGGTAAATGCACTGTATGACATGGGCAATGGTGTGACACATCAGTTTGAAACTTACAGTGATACGGCATATCAGAAAGCAGTGCCGACAGGGGCGAAGCTGATGTCGGTTAAAAATATCGGCGGTAGGTCTATCGTGTGGAATCAGTTGGTTCAATCAAAATCCAATGAAATCACAGGTTCAGGCGTGAAGATTACGTTTTCTAACGATGGCATTGTTACACTGAACGGAACGTGTACCACAACAGGTAATGCAGCTTCTGTACAACCTGTTAAAAACCAAAAAGAACATAAGTATCTAATAGTTGCAAACCCATTGTCAGGTGTTTATGGGGCAGGTCAGTTGTTGTTTAGTTCGCAATCATATGGACTGGATTCTACAGGTCACGGGGCTATAATCACAAATGGAAGTAGCAATGAGAAGTGGTATTATACGCTATATGTGTATAAGGACGTTACATATGATAACGTTAAACTACAACCACAAATTTTTGATTTAACCCAAATGTTTGGCGCAGGCAACGAACCTAGCACAGTGGAAGAATTTGAAGCCATGTTCCCTAATGATTATTACCCATATAATGCAGGTGAGATTGTCAGTGCTGGCACGGAAGAGGTCGCTGTGGGTGATACCGCCTACCCAATCCCCGAAGCAATCCGCAATCTGCCTGGCTACGGCTGGAGCGCAGGAACGGCACGAAACTATGTGGACTATGAGAATAAACGATATGTTCAGTGCGTGAGCAGCGTTGATTTGGGGACGCTGGATTGGAAATTTAACACGACTTCCAGTGTTGGAAATCATTTCTACGCACTTGCAGACCATCTCAATTTTAAATATCTAGGTGAATTTGGATCAACCATTTATAATGCGTTGTGCAGTAAATATAGAACAGTTGCAAGAAATTCCCATGTATTTGTTGATAAAACACTCGCAATAGACGGAGTTACCGTAGTTTCACAGATTCAGGTCAAAGATACAGCCTACCCCGATGTAACCGCATTTAAACAGGCTATGCAGGGTGTTATCCTATACTACGAACTAGCAACCCCAATCGTCACAGACATTTCAACCATGATACCAGATGATTTTCTGCGAAATATCGAGGTAGAGGCAGGGGGTTCAGTGACATTCAAAACCAACAATGATAATTACCATATACCAGTGCCGTCAGAAGAAGAATATGTGGTCAAGCTGTCAGAGATAGGAGGTACAACATGACAGAATTGCAAAAGAAAATGGCTGACAAGCTGGGGTTATCCCAAGAAGATTTTCAGCCGAAAAAAGCCACGAAAGTGGACGAACTAGAAGCACAGGTGCTATACACTGCACTAATGACCGACACGCTGATTGAGGAGAGTGACGACAATGTATAAAAAAGTCAAACGTTTGTACGACTTAGGGTTGTACACCGCTGAACAGGTCAAGGACTTTGCTGACAGGGGCAAGATAACCCCTGAGCAGTACGAGGAAATCACAGGGCAGAGATATGAAAATGAGGTGAGTGAATGAAGTACATAATCATGCTGATAATCGTGATAGGGCTTGCACTGGCTGATTTTGCCACAGGCTGGATAAAGGCCTATTGCAAAGGTGACGTTAGGTCGTCAAAAATGCGCAAAGGTGGTCTGAACAAGCTAGCCGAAATAGTCATAATGGGCGTGGCTATCGGTTCGGAGATAGGTTTTGAACAGCTGGGGCACTACTATGGACATAGCGAACTGGCAGGCATTGCAGGCACCATAACCGCACTAGCTGTTTTCGGGTATATTTTTGCTATGGAAATTGTTTCAATACTGGAAAATTACGGTGAAATCAATCCGCAGGCTAGCTGGATAAACAAAATTGTGGCAAAATTCGGAGTTTTCAAAGACAAAGACAAGGAGGATTAATTATGACTATGACATTCGACGAGTTCGTAAAGAAATACAAGGGCAAGGGCATTGATTTTGACAAAGCATACGATGTACAATGTTTTGACCTGGCGAACCAGTTCAACAGAGATGTTATCGGCTGCGGTATGTTCACAGGTCTGTATGCTAGACAAATCTACGAAGATTTCGACAGGCAGGCGGTCAAGGGCTATTTTACCAGAATTAAAAACACACCGTCATTCGTTCCGAAAAAGGGTGATATCGTTGTGTGGGGCGGTAGTCTGAACGGCGGTATCGGTCATGTTGCCATTGCTACAGGTGAAGGCAACACAAGGTATTTTTACAGCTACGATCAGAACTGGTTAGGCAGAAATGACCCATGTACACGTGTCTATCACAACTATAACCACGTCTTGGGCGTTCTCCGCCCGAAAAATCAGAGCGTTATCAATCCGCCCACACTGGAGACGAAAGGCTATAAAAAAGGCGCAAGCACAGACGGGTCATATGCCCTGAAACAGTTGCTGATCCTTGACGGTGCGAAGCTGGACGATAATGCAATCATCGGCAAAGGCACTGTCAGTGCTATCAACAGCCGTCTGAAAGCATGGGGGTACAGACCGAACGGCATAGCAGGCAAGAAATTCATCAAGAAACTGCGTGAAAAAATCCAGAAATAGTCGAATAAAATTCGCATAAAACTCGCATAAAATTAGCCGTCAGAGCGCTTTGCCCTGGCGGCTTTTTTTATTGCGGATACACAGTCATTGCAGCACTTTGTGAATTGTACTGATATCATTATCATCACGTTCAGCGTTTACAAAAATCGTATTCAGCCATTTCACCTGATAGCCGTTGTTTGTATGGTAGCCGTGGAAGTGCGCTCTTCTGATGTGCGGTGCTTTTGGTGCACTGTGACCTTGTGGGCTGTGCTGATAACTGACGCTGCTCTCAGCCTGCCTGTGCTTGCGCACGGCAATGCCAATGCGGTATCCCACGTTTGCTATGGCTGATTTCTGTGGCTGTGCAGACGGCTTCTGTGGATGCTGTGCGGCGGTCTCCTTCTGTGCCTGTCGTTTCGTGACAGGTGTGATTTCAGCGTTTACGGCTGATAGGTAGACAATGAACTGCAATTTTTCGGCTATTTCGCATATCATTGCCTCAGTGACCGCCTTGTCTTTTTTGGCATAGCTGCCAAGAATTTTATATATCAGGTCTTCAACTGATATATCATACTGTAATTCTATAGCGATAGATTCCGAATAGTAATCTTTTTCGACATCGTCAAAAAAATATTCTGTCATTGTCATTCGGTCGCCCTGCAAGTCGAAAAAGAACCCCACACTATTTTTGTATTTTCGCTGAATATAAAAACAGTTGCATGGCAATTGTTTGAAAACGTCTGCACTAATCTTCAAATCGGCTGTGCCCTGACCACTCAGCAGGCTGGCAAAATCATCGTCAAATAAATACACTTGCCGTCCGCTGTAGCACCAATTCACCATATTTTTTATGGCGCCAAGCTTGTCTAAAAAATCATCTGACATTATCGTTTGTTCGGTCAGCTTGGCGGCTTCGTCTAGGGTCTTCTTACCAATTTTGATATAGTCACGCATCAGCTGACCGCTGACATAATCCACTATATCGGTATCGGTTGCGATATGTCCTATGGCCTTAATGGTTTCTGCATTGGCTGCTACAACTTTGTCTGGCAACAATTCGTATTTTTGCTTCGCCATATCACTTCACCCTGATGTTTATGCGGTCGATATTTACATTTGTTGCTTCTATGCCGTGCTTTTTCAGTTCTCGTTCGATTGTAACCGAATTTTTTGGAGCGATAAGTCTTATCTGTCTGCAAATATAGTGCTTCTCGCACTTTTCGCCATAATTCTTTCCCTTGACAACTTCAAACTCGTCCGAAATATCATCATCGGTCAGCCCTAGTTTTTCAACTAGCACTTTCCAATCTTCGGGGCTGATAGGATCCAGAACTTTGACTTCCACGCCGTCACGTGGTGCCATTTTATATATCCAGTATGCTTTTTTGTCAAATTCCACTGCGCTTCGTGGAATATTGGCATTTCCACGTGGTATCAGAATTTTCGATACGTCGTCAACGTTGGAAAAATCAATCATATTCAACTGATATGTTCTGTTTTTGATTTTCACCAGCAAATAGTTGCCCTCAGGGGCATACAGCCCATCAACTATCAATCGCTTTTCGCCGTTGATCTCCTCAAATTCAAAGCTATCGGCTTCCAGCAAATCTTCTGGTTTGCAGTCCAGCGCCGTGCATAGACGTCCTAATGTGTTCGCCTGGATAAAATTGATATCCTGCGCACCGCTCTCCAGACGGCAGATATAGCTTCTGACAGAACCTATTCTCTTTGCCAGCTCCTCTTGTGTGATACCTCTTGCTTCTCTCATGTCTTTCAACTTGCTCATGTTATCAGTTCCTTTCAAATTTTATCTTGCTTTCCAGCCGACGCCCTTTCGGGCGTTTCGTATCAATTTTCAGATACTCGTCAGGGCTGTTTATGCGATATGTTCTGCGCACATTCTTTCGGCTGCCGCCTTGATGTTCTTCATAGTGGCTTCCCCATCCCATTCCAAGTAAGCGATATTCTTATCTTCGTAGTTGACCCAAGAGTCACATGTTAATTCGTCACACCATACATAACCTGTTGAGCAATCAACCATCAACACACCCATTGTTGAACGATAGAAGCCGCCCTCATTAGCTCTCTTAAAAGTTCCTACTGCTTTTTTTACGCCTGTGATTTTCATGATTTTGTACCTCCGAAAAAATTAATTTTTGATTTCAAGTCTCATCTCTTGTCTGTGATTATAGTATACCATGTTATCTAGCAAATGTCAAGTAGTTAGATAACAAAAATATAGATAACATTGAATTTTGTAGGATTGCACAAATATAGACTTGCCTTTTGTGCATATTTTCAGAGTGAAATTTCAGCGTGTGCAAAATTCCGTGTCATATTTCGTGTCATATATTTATCATTTTGAATGATATTTTATCATTTCTACGCATATTTTAGCATTTTAGGACATAAAGAAAACCGCCTATCTACGTTGTTTGACGTAAACAAGCGGTTTCGTGCTGGTCGAGGTGACGGGACTTGAACCCACGGCCTCTGCGTCCCGAACGCAGCGCTCTACCAAACTGAGCCACACCTCGAAATACCACTGTAATATTATATCACACCCATCAAACCTTGTCAAGGCGTTTTTTTCTGTTTTGTATCCTCTTTGCTTTTTTACTGCGTTGACCTTTGGCGTATGACGAATTTATTGAAATCATTCTCATTGTAACTTATTTTCATTGACATACGCCTTGCGTTGTGATATTATATATATAAAGGTGTTCTCGTTTAAAAGTTTTTGTATGAGGTGATGAAATCGATGAATATGAAGAAAAGAATGTTGAGCATTGTCCTGTCTGGCGCAATGGCTGTTTCTACTGCTGTGTCTGCTGGATCGTTCAGTGCCTTTGCCGTGGCGCAATGTGTTGCGTATTCAGGTTCTAATGTGAATGATCAGGACTATGTGCAATGGTCTGACACAGTGAAATCTTACCTGACAGTGTGCGACAACGGCAATTATATGCGTGTCCAGTCAGGCGCTATCGAGGGCAAACTCCTTGTGGAATATTACAGCTCTGATTTTGAACCGCTCAGCACTAAGCTTATCGACAACGAGCTGCCTATCTTTGGTGCTTTCTATGACTCCGGCAATAATTATTATGTCCTTAGCGGTC